GTAGTTTTCATCATACGTTCAATGTCTTTGTACATTTCATGCATTTTTTTAAAAGGTATCCAACTAATATGTGAGGTTCTAGTTTTAGTATCTATTACTCCACCCTTAGTGCCTTTTTCATTTCCAACTTGTGCATTGTTTTTAGGTTCTGCACGTCCCGCTGCAATAATTTTATTACATTGTTCCGGTGTAAAAATAGGTGTTGTCGTCTCAACTATAAAAGATTTCCATCTGGGTTCTGTTATCATATTAATATCCGTATTCTATCCATCCCGTTATTATATATTTGTCATTCGATAGTGGTGGGTTACCTCTATGAATGTGTGTAAATTGTGATGGCCAAACTAACAATGTATTTTTCTCAGGTTTAAAACGACACTTTTGATATAAAAATTCTGTCTCTCCACCCTCTGTTACATCATTAAGATATATCATAAAAGCTAGTATTCTATTTCTAGCTTTCATTTCTGCATTCTCACAATGCCAATGGTGATAACCTTCACCAACTTTAGTCTTTTGTATTTTAACTTCTAGTATGTTGTGTGTGGCAAGTTTTTTAAGATAAGAATATTTGTTAGTATATAGAGGATATACTTCTTTAAAAAATAAATCTATAAAAGGTTTGTTGTTATAAGTCATTGCAACATTAGTATCTCTTATAGTATCAATTGCATTATCAGATACTAACATTTCATCTTCTTTTCTTGGATACACTGCACCTTGTTGTTCACACTTATTAAAATAATTTAGATAATCATCTATCAATTCGTTTGGCATAAAATCTTTAAATATACCAATGTGATCATCTCTAACTAAAAATTTCTTGTCCATTAGTTAGCTCCTCTATTTTTAATTGGATCAAACTCTACATCACAGTTTGCAGCAAGAGTTCTTCTAGTCTCTTCTGTTCCATTAAATGGATATACGCAGTGTCTCATATCATATGGAAACACATAAAAATCTCTAAGATCCATAGGAGGTTGATAATCTATTTTAGCAAACTGACCATTAGCTGCTCCTAATATTTGTAGTCTACCATTCTGTTGAACATGTTCTGCTGAATATTCTTTACCATATGTAGATGGTACTTTTAAAATCATTACACTTGATAGTCCTGTATGTAACATTCCTCTATGAACATGTGCTGGGTTATACTCATGTTGTTTCATTTCATTAACCCATATAGAATTTAAATGAGTTTTGTAATCTCGTATGGCATTAAAATTTAAATAATGATTAAACACTTGCATAAAATAATCTGTTATATTTTTAGGTAAAAAATTATGGTTCTTCATCTTTGTTTGATCTACGCCATGGTAGAATAAAGAATGTTCTTTTTCTATTTTACCTACTAACTGACCATTAGCAGGTGCAAGACTATTATAATTTTGTTCGTAGATATTATTAATAGATGTAAATATATCTAATGGCACTTGATATTTAATAATTTATGCATATTACTGCCAACTACTTTGTCATCATAACTTAAACCATTAACATTGACTTGATCTAGATTATTAAACCTATGGTTAAAATAAGGCTCATCCATAAACTCATATATTTTTCTAAACTCTTGTTCGGGATTTGTAACCATGTCGTCATACTTTACATAATGACACATATCTTGATAGTTATATGAATTTTTAATTGCGTTTAAGTCTTTTGCAACAGCACCATCTTTATTCATAATCATTTTTAATTTTTCTTCATCTGTGTTTAGATTGTATCTATTAGGAAATGCATCAGGGTTTTCTGTGTACCATTGCATATAACTAGCAAGTACATCTATTAGATCTCTAAGTAATACTATACATTTAAAACTATGTTTAAAATGCTTTTGCATTAATTCAAGATTACCTGTTAACATTACGGGTCCACGGTCAATAATTATACGTTGCGGCCAATGCTGGTAGTAGTTATCAAATACCTTATCTAGTACATTATCTAATGATCTATGATCAGGAAAGTTTTCAAACACATCTGTTTTTTTTAATAGATGTAGATCTTTCATTATCTCTAATGTTACAGAATTAGCAGTAGCTGCTATATCTTTATTCTGATTCATTAAAGAAGCAAATAAAGTATTACCAGACCTAGGTTGTGCTACTAAAAAAAATAGCTTACGACTTTGGTTTTCCATGTTGAGTTAGTTGTTCTTTCTTCTCTGTCTTGTTCTCTAGTTCACCTGATTTTTTAATTCTTTGTAATGATTGTAGTTGAC